CTCATCGCGGAATCGTTAACATCCCTGGTGCTAAGTCTTTCTACGGTAAGCAGATGAGACAGATATTTGTAGCTCGGCCCGGAAAGGTGATTGTCGGAACTGATTCCGATAGTTGCCAGATCCGTATGCTTGCTGCAAGAATGAACGATCCAGGGTATACACAGGCAATCCTCGATGGTAGGAAAGAAGACGGGACCGACCTGCACAGCGTGAACATGAGGGCAGCAGGTCTGCGATCAAGAGACGAGGCTAAGTCGTTCTTCTACGCGTTCCTGTTTGGAGCAGGTGACCAGAAGATTACCAAGCTTACTGGTAAAGACGGCAAAACTCTAAAAGCCGAGTTCCTGAACGGGCTCCCGGCACTTGGGCGTTTGGTAGAAGAACTTAAATCAGAGTGGCGCAAGAACGCTAAACAACGGTTTAATCCTACATTCAACCGAATGGAGTACTATGGCGGGTGGGTGAAAGGGCTGGACGGTCGTCCTGTGTTTATTGCTTCGGAACACGCGATTCTAGTGTACGTTCTTCAGTCCGATGAAGCCATTATGATGGCGAAAGCATACTGTCTAGCACATGAGTATCTTAATAAAAAGGGGTTTGTGTATGGAACGGATTACGGGTTCTTAACGTGGATGCACGATGAGTACCAGGTTGAATGTCTAGAAAGTATCAAGTTCGAGGTCAAAGAGTGTTGTGAGGCTGCCATTGCTGATGCAGCAGCTTTCTATAACATTTCATGTCCACACATAGGGAGTTCAGACTTTGGATACAATTGGGCCGAAACGCACTAAACACAGTAAAGGTAAGAAGATCGTAATTGAATCGAACGATAAAGGTTGCCTTGTTTGTACATCTCATACACCAAATCCAGACGGGTATATACGGCTGTTCGTAAGTAACGATATAAAGCCTAGGATGCAATTTCTACACCGTATAGAATGGGAGAAAGCTAACGGCACTGTTCCGAAGGGGTACGAGCTAGATCATATCTGTAGAAATAGGAACTGTTGCAATATAGAACATCTCCAACTTTTAACACGGGCTGATCATAAAACAAAGACAAACTTAGAAAGGTATTCTGAAAGAACACTTCTCATCAAGAAGCTTATCGAAGAAGGTTTCAAGGTATCATACATAGTAGATGTGACAGGGGTTACTTCTCACACAGTGAATCGTATTAAAAGAAAAGGAAATAAATGAACGCAGAATTTGGAGCTATTGGTACTACGACGGTTGTCTTTCGAGACCGTCATTCTGACACACTGATCTTTGATCAGACAGTTGGTTATCAAGTTGGTGGTGGTGCAATCAGCATCTCGCTGGCCACTGGTGAGAATGAGATTATCCCATTGGATTTGATCTCTAAGGTATCTTTTAAGTTGAACGAACAAGGAGAATAATAGATGGCATTGGTAGCACCTAAGGGTAATAAAGAACGTAAGTTTGTTGAACAACCTAGCATCCCGGCGGGTGTTTATCCGGGTCGGCTGGTTCAAATCATCGACTTTGGTTTGCAACCACAACGTCCGTACAAGGGGGCAGATAAACCACCTGCTCCTGAGATCGGCCTCACCTACGAGCTTGTGGACACCTTCCTGATTGACGAAGAAGGTAAGGAGATTGAGGACAAGCCACGTTGGGTTAGCGAGACACTTCCCTTCTATGGTCTGTACGCAGACAAGGCCAAGAGCACACAGCGCTACTTGGCGTTCGATCCTAATCAAGATTGGGGCGGGAACTTCGCGCAAGCTATCACACTTCCAGTTAACATTACCATTGTTAACAACAAGGTTGGTGACAAGGTTTACGATAACGTGGCTTCTATCTCCCCTATGCGTCCACGTGATGCTGAGAAGTGTCCAGAGCTGAAGAACCCTCCTAAGGTGTTCGATCTGGATAACCCTGATAAGGCAGTGTTTGAAGCGTTCCCAGAATGGATTCGAGAGAAGATCAAGAGCAACTTGAACTTCGCAGGGTCTCCATTGCAGAAGCTGGTTGGTGGGAAGGTAGAAGCCCCTGCTAAACAAGCTGACAAAGCAGAAGAAGCGCCTTGGAAAGAGGACGATAACGATGACAACCCCTACTAACTATACCGGGACAGGTTTCTGGAGGAGTTTTGAAGTTGGTTGTGTTGATTACAACCTCTCCTATCCAGAGTACCTTGAACGTCACAGGGAAGAAGGTTACACCTCACAACCACTTCCTGAAGAGCCATATAAGATGTTGAGGGAGTTGGTTATGAAGGTTTTTGAAATCAGACAAGGCACCCATACTAATGTGTACACATAATTGGACCTATGACGGAAGTTCTGGATATGGGACAAATCGTTATGTATGTTCTAAATGTGGAGCAACTAAACAGCAATGATCCCACTTATTGATGCAGACGTGCTTCGTTATGAAGTTGGATTTGCAGCAGAAGCAGGATGGCAACAAGAGGGTGTTCCCCCATTTGATTATGTAGCTGAATTGCTAGATATGCGAATTAAGAACATCTGCGGAGTTGTTGGGGCTACGGCCCCTCCCATCCTGTATCTGACTGGTAAGCATAACTTCCGTAATCAGATTGCCACACGTCAACCTTATAAGGATCGACCGAGCGCCAAGCCCTGGCATTTCTATAACATCACGGCCTACATGAAAGGTAACTATGATGTGCGACTCACAGAAGGATTGGAAGCAGATGACCTTATGGCCATCGAGCAGACCAAGCGACCAAATGAGACAATCATCTGCACTAGAGACAAAGACCTGTTCACGTTTCCTGGATGGAAGTATTCATGGGAGCTTGGAAACCAGCCTCAAAGAGGCCCTGAGCTAGTTGATGATCTTGGATGGATCAAACTGTCTCCCGACAGAAAATCTATCAAAGGTACGGGTCTACGCTTTTTCTACTCGCAATGTCTCACAGGTGACAGAGTGGACAGCATTAAGGGTGTTGACGGTATTGGGCCTGTTAAAGTTCAAGAAGTACTTGGAGAAGCACAGACAGAACTTGAACTGTTCGGACAGGTTCGAGCGCAATACCAAGCTAAATATGGAGATGACGGAGATCGTTTCCTTCTTGAGTCAGGCCGTTTGCTCTGGATGACAAGAGAGCTTAACGAGGATGGTACACCCGTCCTATGGGAGTTTCCAAATAGCTAAATCAGAAAAGACAAGAAATAACAATCAATGGACAGAAGCCCGATACAGAACTTTCATTGTATCCGCTTTGCGAAAGGCTTCATCTCGTTACCCTCCGAAGTTTGAAAAACTAGCCTCTGCTAAGACTGAGAAAAAAGTCAATCCACAAACAGGTAGGATTGCGCAGCACTATAAATGTGCTTCATGTCAAAAAGACTTCACACAAAAAGACGTACAAGTGGATCACATATCTCCAGTGGTAGGACCAGAAGGCTTCATAAACTGGGATACATATATCTCTCGAATGTTTTGTGAAGCTGATAACTTACAAGTCTTATGCAAGGAGTGTCATGGATTCAAAACAAAGATGGAAAGAGAAAAATCCTAATTATCAAAAAGAATATTATGAAAAGAATAAAGAATCTATAAATAAACAGAAGAAAGAATGTAGAGAAAAACGAAAAGAACACTACTCTGAAGTCGCTAAAATAAGATATGCAGAGAGAAGAGAAGGTATCCTGTCTAAAGGAAAAGAACATAGACTGGCGTTTCCTGAGAAAGCTCTATTAGCCTCTGCTAAACAGAGATCGAAGAGGAAAGGGATGGCTTTTGATATCGAAGTTTCCGATATACAAATTCCAGAGATATGTCCTTTACTAGGAATACCGCTATCTCAAACGGATGGAAAAGTCTCTTTTAACTCTCCAACAATAGATCGGATAGACCCTAATAAGGGATATACTAAAGGGAATGTTTGGGTAATCTCATTCAAAGCTAATATGATTAAAAATTGTGCTTCTTTTGAAGAGTTTCAAACGATAGCCGAAAATTGGAAGAGACTAACAATGAAAACAAGGAACGTAAATGACCGATAAATATATTGAATACAAGGGCTTCTCTCTCTTCTCTGATATTGAAGATCAAGAACTTCGTAGTCGTAATCAAGCAGTTGTACTGGCCAACAT